CGGAAAATGCCCGCCAAGCTGGCAGTAATTTTATCAATGCTGTTGTAGAATTTTTCTCGCAACTCCCGTACAACTTAGGCGTATTTCTCGGCACAGCGCTTGCAAACATCGCAATTTGGGCGGTGGAAACGGCAGAGAATGCGCGGCAGGCTGGCTCCCAATTCTTGCAAAACGTAGTTGAGTTCTTTACGCAACTCCCCGGCAACGTTTTAACGTTCCTGTCTACCACAATCCAGAACGTTATTGCATGGGCTGGGCAAATGAAGTCCAACGCAATCGACGCTGCATCTACGTTCCTGAATAACGTAATTGAGTTTTTTACTCAGTTGCCCGGAAACATTGCAGAGTGGTTTACAAAAACGATTGAAAAAGTCGTAGAGTGGGCCGAAGAATTGAGGAAAAACGGTGAACAGGCCGCAAAAGATTTGCTAGATGCTGTTGTTACGGGCCTTCAGGAATTACCCGGCAAAATCTTTGATTTAGGCGTGAACGCGGCAAAGAGCTTGCTCGAGGGTATTAAGAGTATGGGCGGCTGGCTGAAAGAACAGGTCGGAAATTTCGTAGACGGCATAGTCTCCGGCTTTACCGGCACGGTGCAGACAAACGGCTCCCACGCTGGCGGTCTGGACTATGTTCCCTATAACAACTACGTTGCAAACCTGCATCGCGGCGAAATGGTTCTGACGGCTAAAGAGGCCGACAGCTACCGCAAAGGCGAGAAAAACGCTGTTGTTGGCGGTGTGACTGTTATCCAAAACATCTACAGTCAGGCCAAAACTGCGGCAGAGCTTATGCGCGAGGCGCAGTATGAGCAACGGCGGGCGCTTATGATGGGTGCAATTTGAAAGAGGGTGAAGCATGTACACAGCAAGATTTGTGCGGGATGACGGCGAAACGCTGTATTTCGGCTATAATTATGGCTCTATCGTGAATATAGACCCTCTTTCGGATGTAGATGTTGATGTAGCGCTGTCGCAGGGCTTTCAACAGGTCGGCAAGACCTTTGAGAGCGCGACTGTCGGAGAAATCACGCGGGAAGTCAGCGGCTACCTGCTGGGCGACAGCAGGGTTATGAAGCGTAAAATGCTGCGCATTCTCACGCCAAACTCATTCGGCAAGCTGTATTTTGGCGACGCATTTTACTGCAACTGCACCGTGAAGAAAACCCCGGCTTTCAAGCAGCGCCGCTTTGACGCTGCTTTTCAGTTTACGGTTCTCTGCCCCTTCCCTTACTGGCTGGCAGCTGACCGCAAAGGGCAGCAGATTGGAAAGCTGACTCCGTCCTTCAAGTTCCCGGTGAACTACAAAAAGCACAAGTTTGGCGTTACAGACGGCAGTGTATTCATGAACTTTATCAATGACGGAGATACGGACGTTACGTTCTCTGTTATTTTCTACGCGCAGCTTCCGTTGAGCAATCCAGAAATCACGAATGTGAACACGCTGGAAAAGCTGAAAATCAACGAATCACTGCAAGCTGGCGAGTATATCACAGTAAGCCGGGAGGGCGCATCCAAGCGTCTGACCGTCATCAAAACGAGCGGTGACGTAGAAACTAACATCTACGGAAAGCTCGATGACGCAAGCAACCTGTACTACATTCGCGCTGGCGACAACATTCTCAAGCATTCCTACACGAACGGCGCTGAACACGCCTTGAATACGAGCGTTTTCTATAATGACGCCTATGTGGGGGTATTCGATGATATGTAGAGTATACGACCCTCAACTGAACAAGCTCGGGCAGATTGAAACGTTTATCTCCCTTGTCTGGACAGAAAAATATAATCAGCTTGGCACATTCCAGCTGGAATTGTCGCAGCAGCAGGAATACAGCGACCTCATGAAAGAGGACTATTACTGCGAAATCGACGACAGCGACACACTTATGATTATAAAATCTGTACAAACGGAGGGAAACAAAATCATTGTCAACGGCGCTCCTGCAACACGGCTTTTATCTGACCGCGTAAGCACCGCAGAGCTATCAAATATCAACGCAGAAACCGCTATGCGTACTCTTATTCATGATATGCAAGCGTGGCCCTGCGTGGCTCTGGGCGCGTCCTGCGGGCTTGCTGACAAGTTTGAGGCCCAAACGTCCGACCAGACCATTGAGGAATACTGCGAAAAAATAGCGCAGGCCGTTGACGCTGGTTTCAGGCTACGCTTTGACAAGCCGAATAGAAAGTTGCTTTTTGAGGTATATAAACCGGGCGAAAGCCAGACCGTAAAGTTTTCGACATGGTTTCAGAATGTCGGCAATCTGGACTACTGCGTCTCAACAGCAAGCTACAAGAATGTCGCTATTGTTGCTGGCGCGGGCACAGGCGACGAGCGTATCACCGTCTATGCAGGCGACACGGCTTCAGTGGGCATTGACCGCCGCGAAATGTACGTAGACGCTCGGCAGGAGCAGCAGAAAAACGACGAAAGCCTAGAGGACTACAAAGCGCGGCTTGTGGAGTACGGGAAAGGCAAGTTGCTTGAGCAGCTGCGCCTTGAAACGCTGGACTTTGATATTGATTCCGACTGCGTGAACTTGGGAGACGTTGTTTCCTGCATTTTTCCAGAGCTGGGCATCAATGCGAAAGTCCGTATCATGGGAAAGACCATTACTGCGCAGAACAATGTCACACAGTACAGCGTTGAACTCGGGACACCTGTAATTACAAAGAGGTACTAAATGGCAATTATCACATATCCTCTGAACGATGTGGAGTACACGGCAGAAGATGCAGAGACCTACCTCTGCACCCGCACAAGCGGTGTATATGCTTCCGAATCGTTCCCCGCAACCGTTACAGAGGCACGAAAAATCACCATCGGGACAGGCATGGCCTGGATTAACAACGGCACGTTTAAAGGAAAAAGCGTTGTTAGCACGGAAAATGTATCTGTAGTAATCCCCATTGCGGACGGTGCGCTCCCCCGCATTGACAGAATCGTGCTTCGCTTCACTAAGAGCACTAACGAAAGCACGTTTGAGGTAAAGACCGGCACACCCGCTTCAAGTCCTGTAGCTCCCACTCTAACGCGCTCCGAGCTGCTTTATGAGCTTGGTCTATACACTGTGTCTGTCCCTGCTGGCAGCCTTACAGTAAGCGCCGCAGACGTCACCAACACGATGCTTGATGAAAGTGTCTGCGGCCTTATGCGTGACGGCGTGACCGGGCTGCCGACTGGCACGCTGCAAAAGCAATATGAAGCTCTTATCAAGTCGATGGCGGACGAGATTGCAGCTATTAAGGCTGGCAGCGCTACCATGTTGAAAGGCGTCTACGACCCTGCGGGGCTTGGCACATCTGCTACTGTACAGGTGTACAGCTGCGCCAAAACAGGCAACACGTTTGCACTGACTGGCTCTGGCGCTGTGGGACGCTTCAAGGCCCCTGCAACGTTCGCCAGCGGAGACACGTTCAGCATCAATGGCAAGGCTGCGCCTGCGTATGTGGGCGCAAACGCCGTTGACGCGGACACAATTGTCAAAGACAGATGGGTGCTGTTCACCTATGATGGCACACAGCTAAATTTTAACGGCGGCGGTGGCCTCGGCGCAAACAAGCTGGCACTAGCTACCGCCGAGCCTGATGATGTGCTGGACGGTAAGAAGTATTACGCCAAAAATAAAACAATCAAGACTGGTAATTTGCCTATACAGCCCAAGACCGTCTCCCCTGTATCCTACAGCGTCGGCAGCGGAAACCTCAATGCGCGTATTCCCAAGGGCGCTTATAAGGACGACGCTGGCGCAGGGTATCCAGAGGTTGTAATCCCTGTCGGTTCTGCTCCTGCGTCCGCAGTTCTGGCGGGAAACAATTTCACGAGCGCTGAAGCGGGCGTGAACGTTGGCGGCAGCATGACAAACCAAGGCAACTGGAGCCGGGAGATATCCCCGGGCGGTGCAGTTACAGTCCCGGGCGGATACCACGCAGGTAACGGAAGGGTGAGCGCAAAAGCGCTGAAAACGGTTACAATTACCATGGCCGACGGTTCCGGCTCGTGGAGCTACACGTTCACGGGCGGCACGCTGGTAGGCATCTGCGACATCGCGCAGAGCGCGTATAGCTCGGAGATCGCGTACCTGAACATCAGCGGGAACACCATCACCATGAAATGGAGCGGCAACGGCTCGGTGAACCGCCAGATCACGCTGATTTACTACTAAGAGGAGGGTCAAACATGGCAGCAACTATTTATGAACCGTTGTCTACAGCACATCTCAAATCGTGTGCCGTAGACTTCGACAGCAGGCCCGACAAAAAGGCCGTGAATCTTGTACAGTACGACCAGACAATCCCTGTTCTTTGCGTTACGCTCAAAAAAAGCGGTGCAGAGTATAAAGTCCCGTCTGACGCAGATGTAAACATCCGCATGGACAAGCGCGACGGCTATCATGTGTACAATCCTGCGCTCGGCGTGAATGCAGAGCGCACAATCGCATATTTCGCTGTCACTCCGCAGATGTCTACTGGGTGGGGCGACTATTACCCGATTGTTGAAATCACTGTCGGCGGTGGCATTGCAGGCAGTGCGCCCATCTGGCTGCACTTCGACAGAAACCCTCTACCTGAAAATGCTATTATCAGCAGCGACGAGTACAAGACTATTCAGCAGCTCTTGAAAGATGTGACAGCTGTTAAGGCTGACACAGAGCAGATTAAGGCCCAGACTGAGGCCGTTAGAGACCAAGCCAAGGGATTCGCCGACAATGCAAAGAACAGTGCGGACAAGGCACAGACCCTCGTTGACGGGATGCCCTCTGACTACAGTCAGGCGATGAAAGACATTGGCACGCTGAAAAACCAGATGCAGCGTGCCTACCCAGATGACAGCACCATTGGTGAAAATCCGTGGAGCAGCAAGAACATCGTGGACATGCTTTGCCCGGAAATCAAGGAATCCGGCAACTCTGTTGTGTGCTACCCCGTGGCGGGTTATCCGCTGGGCGTGAAAGCAAAGTGGGAACCCACGCAAGAGGAAAGCGGAACACAGTATCCGGCAGGCGGCGGGAAGAACCTGTTTAATCCTGCATGGATGTCAGAAAAAGAAGTGAACTTTGGAGTGACGTGGACAATAACCCCAGATGGCACTGTGACAGCAAACGGAACGACGGATAGTACTGCATACTACAACTCTGATTATTTTTCGCTTCCAGCAGGTACATACACGATTAGCGCAATGCCGCATTTCCGTATGACAATTCGCAATGCTGATGCAGGCGGTGCTATAATTGCCACACAACAAGTTGGACGTCCACTTACATTTACAGTAGAGAATGACGTACAAAAAGCTTCCTTGTTTTTCGCCGCCTCTGGCACACTGGATAATGTTTCTGCAAAACCGCAGATCGAGAAAGGTGCGACTGCAACAGCCTATGCACCCTACGAAAACATCCGTCCCATCAAGGGCAGGGACAACGTGACGGTCGAACGGTGCGGGGAGAATCTTTTTAATAAAGATGGAGTGTCAGTTGGCGCACCAGTTTACGGTGAGAATGGAACTATATCATCATACAAAGATGTCGCTGTTGCTTACGCAAAAGTTGTTCCAGGTGCGCAATACTCGATTCGTTTTAGGCAAACAGACAGCACGATACTGTATATACGCATTGCTTTTTTGACGAAAAGCAAGAAGTTTATCAAGCGTGCATACATGCTTAGATCACAAGCTGGTATTGAAACCAAGGAAACATTCACAGTCTCAACCGACTGTGAATGGATTCAATTTGGGCTGAATAACGGGAGAACATTTAACTACAATTTTGATGTCGTTTTCGTTGCTGGAAGCGCCCCCACCACCTACATTCCATACATCGGCAGCACCAACACCCTGACCCTGCCGGAAACCGTGTATGAAGGTGAGGTGGACGCGGTAAACGGTGAGGGACAAGAGACGTGGAAAATGCTGACGCTGGACGGGACAACCAACAAGTTTACACAGAGTGATAGATTTTGGAGGATGCAATCCAATACAGCACCTGGTGTAGTAAATGGCTATGCTACAATGTGTAGTCATTTTCCTGCTAATACTTTTGGTGGGAATCAGACAGGAAATTATATTTTCACAAGAGCGGATATTATGAGCCGTTATTTTCCAGATGTTAATGCCTTAAACACCTACATTGCCGCGCAGTACGCGGCGGGAACCCCTGTGCAAATTTGCTACAAGCTGGCAGAGCCTGTTTCCTTCACAGCCACAGGCGCACAGCCCATCCCTGCGATTGCAGGAGTGAATACTGTGCTGACCGATGCCGACAGCGCGACTGTGACGGGACGCGCAGACCCCATAAAACGGATTACCGATTTGGAAGATGCGGTAGCATCTCAAACATGAAAGGAGTAATAAAATGGCTATCAAGAGTAAAGCACGGCACGATTTGACTCTGCGCAGTATCAAGCGAGAGATTGCAGCAGGACGCGACGTTGCGTTTTGGCTGGACAAGGCGTACACGCACCTTGACAATGGCCTGCTGACCGAAGAGGACATTGCAGAGGTGGAAGCGCTGGCGCAGGCGTATTATGATGCGCTGGATGAGAGAGAGCGCGCAGACGAGGTTACGGAGACGCCGGATGTGCCGGAGGTTGACGGTGCTAAAAATACCACCGGCGAATGATAGGAAGTGATACCATGATTTTTAGCGGAAGAAATCTCGTGAAGTATCCGTACAGCTGCTACGGTTACACGCGCGGCGGCGGCAAGACCTGGCACGGCGGCATTGACGTCTGCGGGTTGGATGACGACAAAATCCGCATGCCCGGCTACAACGGCAAGAGCATTGCAGGAACCGTTGTTACAGCCCGCATCGTGACGAACAAGAGCAACAAGACATGGGAATGGGGCTATTATATCTGCGTGAAGCTGGACGCAAACCAGACCCCGGATGCAGTGAATTACCTGTATTTTTGCCACTGCTCCAAGTTGCTTGCAAGCGTAGGGCAGAAAGTAAAGACCGGCGATGTGCTGGCGGTTGTCGGACAGACCGGCAACGCCGCAGGCACATGGACGCACTGCCACTTTGAAGTGCGAGCCACTGCCACGAGCAAGGGCCTTGACCCGACTGCGTATGCAGGCATCCTCAACAAGGCGGGCACATACGGTGACCAGCCTGCACAGCCCAGCGGCGAGGAAGTTCTGATTGATGTGTCTCACCATCAGGGCGCTATTGACTGGGCAAAGGTTCCCTACCGTGCCATTGTTCGCATCGGGTATCGCGGCTACGGCAGCGGAAAACTGATGAAGGACGAGCAGTACGATGCCAACCTTGCAGGGGCGAAAGCAAGCGGAAAGCTGCTGGGGTTCTACTTCTTTAGCCAGGCCATCACCGAGGACGAGGCCCGCGCCGAAGCGGATTTCTGCGCCAGCCTGGCCCCGTCTGGATACCCGCTGTTTTTCGATGCCGAGTGGAGCCACGAGACGCACGATGGCCGCGCCGACAACCTGACGAAAGACCAGCGCACGGCAATTGCAATGGCATTTTGCGAAAAGGCCAAAGCGCACGGATTTACGGCAGGCATCTACACCTTCACGGCCTTTACAACCGCAAACATCGACTACACCTACCTGTGTGAGGATTATATCGGTTGGCTGGCCGACACGCGCACGAACTACGACAAAACGCTGCCGCGCCACATCCACCAATACGGGCAGGGCGGTGTGCCGGGCATCACTGGCGTGGTTGATTTGAATCATCTGGTAAAGGCTCTGCCAGCGGTGGACAAGCCCGAAAGAAAGCTACAAGTGATTACCATCGGGCCGGTGAGCCAGGGAGATGCGGATGCAATTTATCTGCTGTGCAAGGAACGCGGCCTGACGGATGCAGGGCTGTACAAATCTGAATGGGCGGAGGTGTGATGCCGATGCAGCATGTATTCTCGTTTACGCTTGCGGAGGCCTGGGCGTTTTTGATTTACGCGGCGGGTGCTGCTGCCGGACTGTATGCCGGTGGCGTTGCCATCAGCAAAGTAATCACCGCAGTAAAAAAGCCGAAGACCGACCAAGACAAACGCATTACCAAGCTTGAAGAGCGGGTGAACGCCATGGAGGGATTCTTGAAAAAAGACAAATTGCGGCTTGACCGCATGGACGAGGGGCAGCATGTGACCATGCAGGCATTGCTTGCCCTGCTTGACCACAATCTGGATGGAAACAACATTGACCAGATGCAAAAGGCAAAGGAAGCTTTGCAAAATCATCTGATTGGCTGAAAGGGAGTGCATATCTATGGGCGATTTTTTGAAAAATCTGGCTGCGCTTATCAAGGTAAAAACCATTGTGACGCTGGTTGTCGTTGCGGTGTTTGCGGCATTGGCGCTGCGGGAGAAATTACAGCCTGACACAGTCATGACCATTGTGACAATGGTTGTGGCCTTTTATTTTGGCACACAGACCGAAAGCAAGAACAAGAAGGATGAGTAATCATGCCAAAGTTTGATTTTGTCGGCGGTTTGCTGACCGATGAAGAAACGGATGTTTTGCAGCTTCGGCGGCGCGGCTGGCGCAATGCTGATATTGCGGCAGAACTGAATTGTAGCGAGCGCACGGTAAAACGGCGCGTTCGCAGCATTAAAAACAAAATAGGCTAATTTAAAGGGCGCGGCTGCTTTTGTGGCCGCGCCCTTTTTTATTTTGTCCCAAAGACGGCACAATGTTGGCACTTCGGTGGCCCACAGTGTGCCGTTTTTTTGTGTACAATTAAGATAAAAGGAGCGGTTCGGATGGCATACAAGCAAATCAACCTAAACCCGGAACAAAAGCGCGTCGGCGATTGTACCGTCAGAGCCATTGCAGCCGCAACGCATCAATCGTGGGCGGCTGTATATGCGGCGCTGGTGCTGGCAGGATTTGAACTGCATGATATGCCGTCTGCAAACTATGTTTGGGGCCACTATCTTCGGCGGTGCGGGTGGAACCGTTCGGCAATTCCGAACAGCTGCCCGGACTGTTACACAGTGGCGCAGTTTGCAAAAGACCACTCGGACGGCACGTATATTTTGGCAATGGCTACGCATGTTGTGTGCGTGGAAAATGGGGACTGGCTGGATACATGGGACAGCGGCGATGAAGTGCCGCTGTACTACTGGCAGAAAGGATGATTGACTATGGCGTTTGGCGCACCGTATCAGCCCGGCTATATGCCGAACTATTATCCAATGGGGCAGCAGATGCCGTCTGCCATGCCCGATCAACTCGCACAGCTCCGACAGGCGGCATATCCGCAGCAGCAACCGGCACAGCAAAGCTCGCCTATTATCTGGGTGCAAGGTGAAGAAGGAGCCAAAGCGTATATGGTGGCGGCAGGGAACAGCGTACTGCTGATGGACAGCGAAAACAGTACATTTTACATTAAGGCCACCGACGCCAGCGGTATGCCGCAGCCATTGCGCGTTTTTGACTACTCGGAACGCACGGCAAGCCAGAAACAGCCCGCACAGACCTCGCAAAAACCGAAAGAGGAATATGTCACAAGGCAAGAGTTCAACGCGTTGACAGCCCGCTTTGACGCGCTGGCGGCAGATAAACCTTTGACGCGCAAGAAAAAGGAGGCAGACAATGAGCAACCCTCTGTTTAACGCTCTTGGCGGCGGCAAAATGCCGGGTGCAATGGGACAATTCCAGCAAATGATGCAGCAGTTTCAGCAGTTCCGACAGAATTTCCAAGGCGACCCGAAGCAAGAAGTTCAAAAACTGCTGCAATCTGGCAAAATGAGCCAGCAGCAGCTAGACCAGCTTCAAGCGATGGCGCAGCAGTTTCAGAGCTTTTTAAAATAGGTTCAACCCGTGCGCACGGTGAACAATACATTCAACTTTTGAAAGGAGTTAAACATGAGTCTTTCTTCGGACGGCACTGTTATGACAATGCCTGTTCAGCCCGCGAATGCGGGCAATGGCAACGGCTGGGGCTTTGGCGGCGATGGTGCGTGGTGGATTATTATTCTCTTCCTCTTCGTTTTCTGCGGCTGGGGCGGCAACTGGGGCAACAACGGCTTTGGCGGCAACGGCAGCACCGGCGCAGTTGATGGATACATCCTCACCAGTGATTTTGCCAACGTTGAGCGCAAAATCGACGTCGTGAACAACGGCCTGTGCGATGGTTTCTATGCTCAGGCGCAGCTTGTCAACGGTGTGCAGAACGCTATGCAGCAGGGCTTTATGTCGGCTGAAATCAGCCGCGCCAATCAGCAGGCGGCATTTATGCAGCAGCTTAACGCGATGCAGATGCAGCAGGCCAATTGCTGCTGCGAGACCCGCGAAGCGATTCAGGGCGTAAACTACAACCTTGCTACGCAGGCTTGCGACACGCGCCAGACCATTCAGAACGGCACTCGGGACATCATCGAAAACCAGAACGCGAACGCCCGCGCTGTGCTTGACGCACTGACGGCGCAGCGCATTGAGGCAAAGGATGCCAAGATTGCCGAGCAGAACCAGCAGCTTTTTGCCGCACAGTTGGCCGCAAGTCAGGCGGCGCAGAACGAAACTCTGAAGGCGTACATGAGCGGACAGCTGGCCTACTACAACCCCCGCCCTGTTCCGGCTTTCCCCGTTCCTGCTCCGTATCAGTATGGAAATTGCGGCGCCTGCAACGGCTGCGGATGCTAAAAACGAATACGGCAACTTGTCGGAACATCTGACATGTTCGGCCCCGTGCCGATAGTGCAAAATGTGGCGGGGCAATCGTCCCGCCACTATCTTTTTTTGAAAGGAATGATTTTATGGCTGAATTTACAAACGCTAATACCGTTAGCGTGGCAGCAGGCCAGAACGTGCCTCTTACCGAAACGGCAGTTTGCGGAAAAAGCTGCATTGTGCATCGTGAGGGCGCTGGCATCGTCACCTTGCGCGGCATTACAAACCAGTGCAAAGCCCGTTTCAAAGTGGGATTTGGTGCAAACATTGCTATCCCTACCGGCGGCACAGTGGGAGCTATTACGGCTGCGCTTGCCATCAACGGTGAACCGCTGAACAGTGCAACTGCAACCGTTACACCGGCAGCAGTAGAAAACTTCTTTAATATCTATGTGACATCTTTCGTGGAAGTGCCGCGCGGCTGCTGCCTGACCGTTGCCGCCGAAAATACAAGCACACAAACCGTTTTGTTTGCGAACGCAAACTTTGTGGTCGAGAGAGTGAGCTGAAAGGAGTAAACCATGAGCAAAAAAGTTTTGTATGACTTGAAAGACATGCTGTGCGCAGAACTGGACGAAATCGGAAAGAAGGGTGAAATGTCTGCCGGTGACTTGGAAACTGTTCACAAGCTGACTGACACTATCAAAAACATCGACAAAATTGTCATGCTGGAAGATGACGGTTACAGCCGCGATGAGGATTACAGCCGCGATGGTGATTGGAGCGCCAACATGCGCGGCAATTACGGACGCGGCAGCAGCTATGCGCGGCGCGGTTCGCATTATGTGCGCGGGCACTACAGCATGGACGATGGGCGCGATTCACTGATTTCCCGCATGGAAGATATTATGCGCGGGGCTGACAGCAAAGACAGGGAAGTCATCCAGCGCTGCATTGACACGATGCGAAACGGTTAAAGTGAGGTGTAAGGGCTATGGTTGACGTGCGAGAGATTGACGGCGCTATAGCCGAAATCGAAAACAGCGAACTCACCATGACCAGAGTTAAAAATTTGGCAGCGCTGTATGTTGTGAAAAATCAGCGTCTTGCAGATGCGTCCCATTCTCCGCAGAAAGCAGAACTGCAAGAGCCTGTGCGCTACTACGAAGCGGCAGAGCCGCCTACAAGGGCTGCTGTTGGTGGCAGTGACTTTTTGCGGGCTGTGTCAAACGTAGACATCACAGCAGCGCTGAACGTGCTGGATGAGCTTATGTCGGCCTTGTATGTAGCAAACCCTAAAGTTTATAATGGCGTAATGCGGAAATTGGAGCGTTTACAGGATGAGTGAATTTTTGGAGATTGTAAAAAAGGCCGATACCGGGCGAGTGTGGCGTGTGCTGGATGAGTTTATGGATGCGCTGAAAGAAGCACGTCCGGATGTGTATAATGATTTGGTACACAGTTTGCAGAGAAAATAGGTAAGTGTGTACTAAAACGTGTACTTGAAAAAGAAAATGCCGTAGATTTAAACGAATCTACGGCATTTGTTGTGGTCGAGGTGACAGGACTCGAACTATACACAATGCTTTTAGTGATTGAAAATATAGCGGTATATTGCTATATTTTTTGTTTTATCACATACTTTTTCTATTATTTCATACATTTAAGAAAAAAAGTGTGTACTTTTAGTGTGTACTTTTTAGTCCACTAATCTATCAAAGATTTCTTGTAGGTTTTGGGCTGTCCGGTCGTCATCTCCAGCGATGTAGTGAGAGTATGTGCCGTATGTGTCCATATCCTCGCTATGCCCGACTAGCTGCTTTAACTCGCCAGTCGGCAACTCCTTTGCGATACTCACAAACGTGTGGCGCAGTTCGTAAAGACTCAGCTCCGGCATGTCATTAGAGCGCTGATAGCGCTGCCAGCGGTGGTAGTAGGTGTGCATGGATGCCATGGGGAAGATGTACGTCTGCTTTCCAGTCACGGCTTTTTGAGCTTCCAGCACGTCCATTGCGCGTCTGGATAGCACTACCGTGCGTAATGCGTTTTCGTTTTTTCCCTGCGTGATTTGACCGTGCGCATTGATTGCCTGCTTCAGTCTGCACAGATTCCCGTCAACGTCTTCCCATCGCAGCCCCCGCATTTCACCGGGGCGCATGCCTGTTAGCACCTGAAACCTATAATAATTTATGTATTCATCATGCACAGATTTTCCGCGCATTATGGTCGTATCTACTTTTAACAGCGTGTTCAGCGCTTCAACTGTCAGCACGTTCTTTCCTTTTTTTCTGGATGCTGCCGGAATCTGTAACTCTTCAAGCTCAAGCGTTGTCCATTTTGATTTTCGGCAAAAATTCGTAAACTGCTTGCAGTAGCTGGCATAGTTCTGTAACGTCTTTTTGGATAAGGGCTCTTTGCTGTTCCCCTGTGGATGGCGAAACGCATAATCTATAATTTTTTGGAAATCCTGTTCCGTAACGGCTTTTACTGACTTTATCCCGATGGCTGGCAGCAAATGGGAGCGGCCGAACGATGCCATATTTTTGTATTCTGCATCAGACACAAGTTTTTTCTGCTGTAGCAACTGTTCCCATGCGTCAGAAACCTTAATCCGTTCCGTCTTTACGCCTATGTCAAGCCATTCATCTGCTTTTTTGTTAGCTTCCCTCTGGCCAGTGCGACCCGGCTTCGCACTGGTAAATGTCTTGCGCACGCCGTTCTTCTGCACATTGATTTGCCAACGCCCGGCGCTTTCAATCCATTTTGCGGTATTTGTCCTTTTCATATTGCGGCTCCTTTTTTTGTGTGTTATAATAATGCCGTCAACTTTTTGTGTTGACGGCCCTTTATCCCTTGCTGGTGTGGCACCACCGGCAGGGGATTTTTTATTTTTCTCTTGCGTTATATTCGCCGTCACCTGCCAGAACGGCAGCTTCTCCGGCTTGCAGGCATATTTGTAGGCGGTCAAAGTCCGGCTTGATGCTTTCCGGGCATGGGTCATCCCCAGTTACGGTATCTATCCGGTAGTTCTGTATTACGGCCTGACAGACGCGTACACGGCTTTGCATGGACGTATGCGCGTTAGCACACAGCAAATCTATTTGGCCCGCCCAATCGCTCCCGTGCGCCCCACAAAGGATATACAGCAGGCGGCGCTTGTACAGGCTCGGCATCTGAGCGATATAATCAGAAAGTGCCTTGTCTACCTGCTCGTCCGTCCAGTTTGGAGTATCGGTATCGCTGAATGCAGACGGCATCCAGATGCGCTGCAGCCAGCGCCAGGGGGATTGTTTGCAGACGGTGAACCACATCAACAAATCATCGTTTCGGATAGGGGAAAGCCCATCTTCCCAGTTGCGCACCGTGCGGATGTTCACATCCATCTGCCTGGCTACATATTCTTGCGAAAGCCCGGATTCCAACCGGCACTGCGAAAGAATAAGTCCTTCACGTTCTCGGAAATCAGCTCTACTTTCCATTTCATCGCCCTCAAATTTTTACATGTTTTGCACTTCAAATGCGGTAAAATTTTTCTACCGTAGCAATCAAGAAAATATAAAGAAATATTTCTTCAAAAAATGTCATGGAAATAAATGGAAGATATGGTATAAAAAACATGTTAAGATTCTTACTGTAGTCAGAAAACACAGGAGGAATCAACAATGAATAACGTTGAATGTCTAAAGAATTACCAAAACCGTAATGCGGCAACCATTGAAGCCCTGTACCGTGCTGTGCTGCAAGACCGTGCGAGGAGGGAAACAGACCATGAAGAAACTGCCTGATTTTGATGTTCCACCAAGACACGGGCGCAGAAGACCGAAAAAGCGGATTATAAAGACTTGACAAATGAGTACTTTTGTGAAACTGTTGAAATACAACTGTGAGTTGTGTAAAATACAATCAATGGTTGCCAGAAAACAGCCGGGCGCAATCAATGTTGTAAGATTTCAAAACTCTTTGAGCTAGACCATCTTTTCCAAAAATGTAAGATGTTACAATACCAGCGGCATCTATCGCAGGAACAGTTGGGTTTTCAACAAGCATCCTGCTGTATCTTTCTTTTGCCATATCAAAAATTTGATCTTCAGTAAAGCCAGATTTTTTTTGGGCTTTCTTTAGTTCCTGCATAATACTGGGAGCTATAAAAGGATATTGGCAGTTCATATCATAAAAAGGTATTTCAAGTAGCATAGAAAAAGCCGTTTCAAACTTTTTTTCGTCTACCAAAAACTCATACATGGAATATCGTAAATCACGGCATTTTTTGGGAGACGAAATTGCTTCCATATATAGTTTATTGTATTTTCCCCATATTAAATCCCGATACGGGATGTCTCTTCGAGCGTTTACGGCGCGGCAAAACTCTGGCAAGGGAAAAGCAGCACGAGCGTAAGCTTTTCTGTGCCAAAAATAAACATATTCGTTATTTTTTATTTCTTCTTTTCCCTTTTCGGTTAATTTCCCGTTTTCGGCGAAACCCATTGTTTCTAGCTTTTTAATAATTGGCCAAACATCATCAACGCCATAATCATAATGCCAGAACTTTGCAACAGGCTTTCCGCTGGAATATTTCTCTAAATAAGAAAGCATTAAAATTTCTGTTGGTTTCAGGCCGTTTTTGTCTGTCAGGTCATCAGCGGAAAGCGCTAGAAAATTATCGTTTGCACGCTCTTCCTGTTCTGCATGCCGCTTTTCTGCTTGTGCTTTGCAGTAATTAGCATATTGCTTTGCAATTTCATCTTTAGGCGGCTCATGTGTAGTTATGGAAACATTTACTTTTGGTTTCGGCTTCAAAAAGTCAAAAAAGCCCATAGTATCACAACCTTATTTGATTGGAGGAATCAGAAATGACGGACACAGAAAAACTTATTGAAATTGTTTCAACCTTTACGCCTGACCAGATGACCGATTTTGTAACTGCTGCGCAAGATTTAATAAAGCGCTTGCAAGCTGAGGGCTCTCTTGGCAAAGAAAAATGAGCTTTTGTACATCTTGCGGCAAACCCGATATTAGCCCATCGCCTTGTGCGGTGGGCTTTTTTTCGTTTTCGGTATCCCCGGTCAGGTCGGCAACGGTGACTCCTAACTCGTTAGCTATTGCGACCAGTTTGTCATAAGGCGGGGAACTTGGCCTCTTCGCCATTTTGCCGATATACCCATTTGAAAAACCGAGCTTTTCCTCTAGCCTAGTCAAGCTAGTCTTTTTCTTTTTGCACAGAGCACGAATGGTTTCTACAGTTTTAACATTATCCACAAAAATCACCTAGACTATTTGTGCATATTTTTAGGTGATAGTCTATTGACTACTAGGCGATAAGCTAGTATAATAGACAGCATAGAGGGCAACAAAGAACCAAGCCCCCTAAAATCCAGCGGACTAGCTAAAAATATGCTGTTATAAATCTCGCAAGTTCATAGTAGCATATTTTCTAGCAATAGTCAACTAGAAAGGAGCTTTTGCTAGGTGAATATTTCGAAAATTGATGCGCTGTGCCGAAAAAACAATATTTCTCGCACAATCCTTGAGGAACGCGCCGGAATCTCAAACGGCGCACTTGGCAAGTGGGAGAAATCTCCTTACGGCCCAAGCATCACGACGCTAAAGAAAGTGGCTGACTATTTCGGCGTGCCTGTTGATTATTTGCTCGCCGATAACTAGAAAGATGGAAGCGGCTGCAAGTGAACTGATCTCGGAAAGAAAGGAGTAACCACCATGACAAACCTTGCTTTTACGGCTCTTATCAAAAGCAAGGGCTACAACAAACAACGCCTTGCAGATGTTTGCGGCTTGTCCAAAACGCAGATGTCAAACCGCATCAACGGCGCTAATGATTGGCGCTGGCCGGAGGTTGGCAAAGCATGTGCCGCACTGGGCATCACGCTTGACGAATTTGCAACGTATTACCCGGTGGCTGATGTTATCAAAACCGCAAAACCAGCGATAAGGACAAAGAACGAGTGCATTTGTGAAGCGCTGGATTCTTTAAAAAAGGCACTCACTATATAAACTGACCTGCTGCAACAGGTTTTATAAAAAGGAGATATTTATTATGGCAACGAAAGAAATCATTGAAATCAAGCGCCCCGAAATCGTAGATGTGAACATGCGCATTGTAGGAGATACCCCGCTTATCATGCACCGCTGGAGCGACAAGGCAAAGCGGATGATGCTTGAAAAACAGATGGGCAAAAAGCTGAACAAGAAAGAAAACAAGAATCCTGTCGAGGATTTTATCTGTTCTATGTACTGGATGACCGACCACCCCACCGAGTTTACCGAAGCGGCTTTTGAAGAAGCAATCCAGAACGGCGCAAAGTTTGGTTTCCCGGTTACCGCAATCAAGCAGGCAGCCATCAGCAGCGCGTACCGCTGCGGCATGAGCAAAGACAAGGTTTCCTTGCAGGGCGCTTTCTTTATCAAGGGCACGGGCGAAGAACTGCTTGAAGAAGTAAAGTACGATGAAGCTCCGATTATGCGTGAAGACATGGTGTGCGTTGGTATGGGTACGGCAGACATCCGTTTTCGCGGGCAGTTTAACAGATGGCACATGGACTTGACAATCAGCTACAACAAGTCTGGCGCTTACGCTCTGGAAGATATTATCAACCTGATTTCGCTTGGCGGTTATAACTGCGGCATCGGTGAATGGAGACCGGAAAAGGGCGGGCAGAACGGCATGTATCATGTTGAGTGTCAGTAAATAAGGCAGGCAAGGTAGGGTCGGTAGGGTCGGTTACGGTTCGGTTCGGCGAGGTATGGCTTGGCATAGCGCGGCAAGGTTTGGCAGGTGAGGCGAGGTTTGTTGAGGACAAGTGAGTCGGTGTTGGGCTTGGCACGGCAGGCAAGGCTGGGCGATGCGTGGCGGTGTGAGGTGAGGCATGGAGTGGCAGGCTTGGCTCGTCAAGTTCTGGTTCGGCGCGTCTAGGTAAGGGGTGTTACGGCAGGCAAGGTAATTGCCAATCTAAAAACAGGAGGTATTTCAATGGTTTATCAATGGAAAGGGGCGGCTTGCATAAAAGCGGACGCCCAACAGGCTGGGCTTGTATGCGAACAGCTCGAAAAAACAGGCGGGTTGACCGCCAAGCGCCTTTTGGACGCATCCCGCCCAGCAGATGCACCTCTGCACGATGAGTTTGAATGGAACGACAGCGAAGCAGCGGAAAAGTACAGGGAACAGCAGGCACGGCACATCATTAACAACTTGACGATTGTTGTAGATGAACAGCCGGTTACCCGTGCATTTGTAAACATCCGCACGGTGGGGTCGTCTTACGAATCTATCGGCATCATCGTACAGCAAGCGGATAAGTACGCCGCCCTGCTTGACCAGTGCAAAAAGGAATTGCAGGCATTTCTTAAAAAGTACAACAGCATCAAAGAGCTTGCACCTGTTGCCGATGCTGCAAAGAATTTTATCGGAGCATAAAAAATGCCCAGTGCGCTGCAACGCACCGGGCGAGTTCAAGGAGATATTTCAATGAACAACTTTATTCTATCACTTACCCGCGCCGCCGTCAAGCTGGCAATCACCGCAGATTTGGTGCTGCTCTTGGCTGCGCTCGGTTCTCTCAACATCCCCACCACCATCGCCGCCCTGCTGGCGCTGAATCTGCTGTGCGGACTGTATCTCAAGGAGGCATCCAGCCATGAAGAAATTTGAACTGACCGCCGAATTTGTAACGAACGTTTTCGGGAAGAAGCTGTTCCGTATTAAGGCTCTTGTCGCTTTTGGCACCGTAAGCGCTGGCGAACTGGGTGGTTTTGTGGAAAAGGAAGAAAACCTCTCCACCAATGGCAATGCGTGGGTCTCCGGCAATGCGTGGGTCTCCGGCAATGCGTTGGTCTCCGGCGATGCGCGGGTCTCCGGCGATGCGCGGGTCTACGGCAATGCGTGGGTCTCCGGCAATGCGTGGGTCTCCGGCGATGCGTGGGTCTCCGGCAATGCGTGGGTCTCCGGCGATGCGCGGGTCTCCGGCGATGCGCGGGTCTCCGGCGATGCGCGGGTCTCCGGCGATGCGGACTACGCTGTCGTTACAGGCTTTGGTCGATATTTCCGCGCGACTACATTTTTCCGATGCAGGGATGAGATTCTCCGCGTACAGTGCGGTTGCTTCTATGGCAATCTGACGCAGTTCCGCGAGATTGTCAAGAAGACCCACGGCGGTGGCAAACGAGCCAAAGAGTACCTCGCGATTGCTGACTTGATGGAGCTGCATTTTTCTGATGAGAAAGAAAATCAGGAGGCCGACAAATGACTAGCTTTTGGGGCCATCAAGACAACCCCTTTCCGCCCGCCGAACCCCGCCGCCCCCGCTGCCCGGTATGCGGTGAGGAATGCGAAACTATCTACTTTATCCCCGCAAAATTCGGAACGGAAATCATCGGCTGTGATATGTGTTATAACCCCGGCGACTTCCCCGGTGAGGATGTCCAAGAGGACGACCCGTGGGAAGATTGCCGCTGTATGGAGGACTACTAAAATGACCATTGACGACATCAGCGCCCTGAAACAGGCGCACGCACTTTTGAAGAGTCGGCATCTTGCCGAGTTCATCCCCACTGGAAAGGGCATCAGCGCTTGCTATTTCAACGCTGTGCAGGCTGCCCGCCGCATCTATTCCGAGAACATCGGCGCATTTGTACCGCTTTTCGCAAAACATGAATACGGCCTGAATAGCACTTATTTTCTGGCAGACGGCATTCCGGTCTACTTCTATGACTTAAAAACCCGGAAGCAATTTACCACTCCGCCGCCAGCTGTTTGCTACCGCATCCACCTCACCACCCCCGACCCGGAAGGAGAATCTATTTGATGTTTAACGAAAAAACTTCTGAATATTCTCTCAAGACTCGGCAACAAATTCCTGTCGTGCAGAGCGCGAAATACCTTGCCAGCCGTGCCAAAGCCATAAAGGCCATTCAGGAACGGCCCTACCTCAACGAGGCAGACTTCTGGATTCTCATGAACGAAACCAAAACCGGGAAAATGATGTATACCGGCCTTATCATCAGTCACAACGCCTGCCTGAAAATCAATGATAACATGCCTGAAAAGGATAAGTTTAACCCGGATTGTGTGTCTGTCGACAAATCCGGCTACGGGAATTCGCTTGTTTTTACCTATGCAAATAAGGCACAAGGCTTATATGAGGTCGGCGAAGCATCTACGCAGAACTGTAAGAATGCTTACCCCTACGCCATGGCCTATAAGCGTTTGTTTGACCGCGTTGTTCTTAAAATCTGTAAGCTGGCATTTGACAGCATCTACTCAGACAGCGAAGCAGACGAATTCAAGGAACGTTATGAAGATGAGCCGGGGCAGCCACCCGCCCCGCAGCAGGAAAAGCCAACCCCCGCCGCCGCCCGCCTTGCCGCCCGCGCCGAGTGCCAGCGCGCTGTCAAAGCCTACTGCCAGAAGAACAACGCCGATGAAAATGATGCGTGGGAACTAATTGCAGAAACCATCGGCAAGCCCTCTAAGGACTTCACGGCAGAGGATTGGAAGCAGGGCCAGCAGATTGCAGAGGCGTGGAAATGAAGCAGCAAATTGCCATCAAGACCGCAGTTGTTATCGGCAACACAATTACGCTGGAATGTTCCCCCGCAGACTGTGATAAAGCCCGCGCCGTTATTGACGAGGGCAAGCCCCTTGCCGCCGTCATCGGCACGGCTACGCAAAAGCGCAGCCTCTCGGCCAACGCTTACGCATGGGCGCTCATGAACCAGCTTGCCGCTAAAATCAACCGCCCTGTGCTGGACATCTACCGCGATTTGATACGCGACATCGGCGGCAGTTCCGCCCTTGTCACCATCCGCGCCGATGCTGCAAAAGCATTCAAAAACGGCTGGGAGAGCAAGGGCGAGGGCTGGCAGGTCCATAAGCTCGATGAAATGACCACCCCGCAGGGGACTTTCTACAACCTGCAATGCTGGTACGGCTCTTCCCAGTTCGACCCATCACAGATGCACCGACTCATTGAACTGATCGTGCAGGAATGCCAACAGCAGGGCATCCCCACTATGACCCCGGAGGAAATCGCCAAACTGAAAGGACTGACAGACGATGCGGAAACCAACGCGCAATGAATGCGGCGTTCAGCTTGACCGAAACGGTTACGCGCCATCTATTATGCCAATAGATGGGTTTAAATGCTACAAATGCCAGCAATGGAAACCGACCGAGCGCCATGAAATCTTTTTTGGTAGCGGAAGCAAATACAATGGCATCCGCCATAAAAGCAAGCAATACGGGCTTTGGGTTCCTCTGTGTGCAGATTGCCATAGAAACGCGCCTGACGCTGTACATAACTGTGCTGCAACGCGGCTGCGGCTTGAACAAGATGGCCAACGCCATGCAATGGCCTACTACCACTGGACGGTGTCTGACTTCCGCCGCCGCTTTTACAAGAACTATCTCGATATTACGGAGGACTAACCTATGTTGAATGTTGTTGCTATCATCGGAAGACTCTCCGCATCGCCGGAACTTAAAACCACGAACAGCGGCAAGTCCGTCTGTTCCTTCCGCATCGCCAACGATTCCGGCTATAAGGATGCCAGCGGCCAGAGCCAGACGAACTGGCTTGACGTTACTGCATGGGGAAAGACAGCCGAGTTCGTCTGTAAATACTTCCCCAAAGGCTCCCTCATTGCCATTAATGGCCGCTTGCAGACCCGCCAGTATCAGGACAAGATTGGCCAGAACCGCACAGCCGTTGAAATCGTGGCCCAGAACGTGAGTTTCTGCGGTAGTAAGCAAAGTACCAGCCAAGCCCCGCAGAACGCCGCACAGCGCCCCGCAGCCCCCTCACAGCGCACACAGGGCATGCCAGACGTTTCCTATTCTTCCGGCCAGTCTGACGACTATGCCCTCATTGAGGATGAGGGGGATTTGCTGTTCTAGGAGGTACGCGTCATGAAAGAAAGAACGAATGAAAGAAAGCAGCCGAGCCAGCTTGACCAGATTTTAGCCGTGCTGGAATCCGGCGGCACATTGACCGCGCTGGACGCGCTCGAGGACTTCGGATGCAGCCGCCTTGCCTCCCGCATCACAGACCTAAAGCGCCGGGGTGTCCCGGTGGCCTCCCGCATGGTGCAGCGCCGCAACCGTTACGGCAGACTGTGCCGCGTCGCAGAATATTACTTGGAGTGTTGAAAAATGGCTAACGAGGGCTTCATCAAGCTGTACAGAAAAATGCTCGAATGGGGCTGGTATGATGACGGCCCCACCAAAGATGTGTTCATTCACTTGCTTTTGATTGCCAGCTACGAGGATAAATTCTATCGCGGCATACCTCTGGAACGCGGGCAAGTTGTTACTACTGTAAAGGAAATGGAAGTCAAACTTGGGCTCACAACACGTCAAATCCGCACAGCATTAAGTAAGCTAATTTCGACAAACGAAGTGACAAAGAAATCAACGTCAAAATTTACCATATACACGATAAATAATTACGCTGATTATCAGGCTTGCGACAAACAAAACGACAAACGAGCGACAAACGAGCGACAAACGAGCGACAAACCCTCTAATACTAAGAAGGTAAGAAGTAAAGAATATATAGCTACTACTGCTGCCAGCGACGTCGGGAGTGACCTGTATAACCAGGATTTATCCGACTGCATTCAGTGCTATGAACAGAACTGTGGTTCCATCCCACGCGCTGTATCCGATGAAATCAAAGCGGCCCTGCAAAAATTTCCATCCGCCATCATCTGTCAGGCAATAGAAGAAGCCGCCGTTCATAACTCCCGGCGTTGGAGTTACATATCCCAAATCCTGGCACGCTGTGAGCAGGAAGGAATCTACACTGTGGAAGCTTTCAAGGCAAAGCGCGACAATGCTAAAGCGGCCCGCACCGCGCCACGCCAGACCGACGCCGCAGCCGCGATGGAGCGATTAAAGCAGCTCGCGAAAGGAGTGACCGCCGATGACTGAACAGGAAACTGCCGTCTTTCTGCTGTCCTGCACTAACTACTGGGGAAGCCTCATGCGCGGCAAAGACCCGGACGAAATGACAAAAGCCTGGGCCACAGCACTGAAAGATGTCCCCTTGCAGGCGGCCAAGAGCGGTGCGGCAAATCTGGCCACCACACTGAAATTCCCGCCCACCGTTGCCGAACTGCGCACGGCGGCAGCGGAATTTCTCCCGCACAAAATCGAATCCTTTGACGTCCTGTTCGCCCGCACCTGCCATGCGTGCCTGCACTTTGACACACCGCTCTATCAGAAAATCCAACGCGACGAGGTAAATACGCAGGAGGCGTTGAAGCTGCATGCCAAAGTTTGAAATCATCACCTACTCCCGCTCTACCGGCGACATCACCCACTCCAAGCGCCTGTATTCCACACGTTGGAACGCCGAAGCCGCCCTGCGCACCGCAGGATACACCCAAAATCCCCGCCTGCCGGACATCTGGTACAGTGAGAAGTATTACAGCAAAGTAAAGGAGATAGCACCGTGAGCAAAGAAGATTGGGGCCTTGTGACCCTGCCGACAAGCGGCGACCCGGAGAAAATTGCCATCGGGCGGTTGAAAGCGGCAAGCGACATGGCGTTGAAGTATTACGGCACGCCGCTTGTGGTAACGACCAGCGGTGGCAAGGACAGCAGTGTGTGCGTAGAGCTTGCACTGAGGGGGGGCATCCCGTTTGAGGTACAGCACAACCACACAACTGCGGATGCGCCGGAAACGGTGCGATTTGTACGGCAGGAGTTTGCCAGACTTGAAAATCTGGGCGTGAAATGCACAATCAACTACCCCGTTTATAAGGGCAAGCGCACAAGCATGTGGGATTTAATCCCGCAAAAGCTGATGCCGCCGACACGAATCATGCGGTACTGCTGCGCTGTGCTGAAAGAGCAGGGCGGAAACGGGCGGTTCATCACGACTGGCGTGCGGTGGGCGGAAAGCAGCCGAAGAAAGCGCGACAGAGGCGTTTTTGAAGCGTACACCCGGAACAAAGAAAACAAAATCGTTTTGAAAGGCGAAGAACAGGAGCCGAGCAAAATCTTTGAAGGGTGCAAGGTAGCAGCAAAGCGTGTAGTAAACCCCATTGTGGACTGGACGGATAATCAGGTATGGAGCTTTTTGCAGGATGCAAAGGTGCCTGTCAACCCGTTGTATGAATGTGGGCTGAATCGTGTGGGCTGTATCGGCTGCCCGATGGCGAGCAAGAAACGGTATGCGGAGTTCCGACGCTGGCCTGCTTACGAGAAGCTCTACATACAAGCCTTTGACAGGATGCTTGATGAGCGCAGAGCTCGCGGAAAGCTGGACGGAAACTGGATGAAGGGCGGTACAGGGAAAGATGTATTCCGCTGGTGGATGGAAGAAGATGTACTGCCCGGGCAGATGAGCGTGGAGGACTTTACATGATCCAAAAATATATTATCTCACTGCCCCCTATTACCAAGAAGAACTCCCAGCAAATCCTTACCAACCACCGCACCGGCAAACCGTTCATCGCCCCCAGCAGACAGTACAAGAAGTACGAACAGGCCGCTATGTGGTATCTCACCCCAAAGCCGAAAGCCCCGCTGTCGGGCCGCTACCGCATCGCCACGGTATTCTACATGCCGACACGCCGCAAAGTAGACCTCACGAACTTAATGGAGGCTGCCCATGACACCCTTGTCGCCGCCAAAATCCTTGCAGACGACAACAACGCCATCATTGCCAGCGTGGACGGTTCCCGCGTGCTGTACGACAAATCCAACCCCCGCACCGAAATCTTTATTGAAGAATTGGAAGTGTAACACATGAAAGCCAGACTTCATCCCACCCCGGCCATGCAAAAAGCCATAGACGCTTATGCAGAAGCTAAAATCCAGGGCATCCAGAGTCGTGCGCAGGAGGCCGTCATGAAGGAGCGCAACGACATTGCTACCCGCGCCACCTATCTGTGTCTGCTGGCGTGCTATCAGGTCGGTCTTTCTCCCCGCACCCTAAAACGGATTCAGGATGCAATGACCGGCCCCGTTGCTGATAAATACAACGAGTACCGCAATGACCAGCTTGCCGACCTCTGGGCGCAGGTAACGCTGCAAAGCATCGGTATTGAAGCACCACAAACAAAGGAGCCGCTATGACCACAACAAAATTCTGCAAGACCTGCGGGAAAATCATGTGGGATGTCCAGCCAACAAAGCGCTACTGCGATTCATGCATCCGCAAACGCAATATCAAAAGCGCGCAGGCATCCTATCAGCGCCGCAGAGATGCAGGTGTTTTGAAAAAAGGCAAGAAACCCGCCGCGCATCCCTGCCTGAAGAGAACAATAAAACCAATTGAGCAATGTACCCGCGAAGCCGACGCCCTTGGCCTGACCTATGGGCAGTATGTAGCCCGCGGGCTGGATAAGGAGTAAGACTATGGACGCAGTTGAATTTTACAAATCAATGAAGCGCATGTGTTACAGTGGTGAAATGTGTGAAAAATGCCCTCTATATAATAATTTCAGCGAAATGGGAAGTGTTTGTGATGTACTATTGCACATCACAGATGAGAAGGCTTCCAAAGTTAAAAGCATCGTTGAACAATGGGCAAAAGGCCACCCCGTAAAAACACGAAAAAGTGAATTTCAAAAAATGTTCCCGAACGCGAACATGTACAGTATTACAACCACTTTTTGCACTGCGCATTTTGACAAAAAGAAGGCGTGCGAGGTAGGCGTGGCATCTGAAGAAATGTGCGAGAAGTGCAGATACAAATACTGGAACGAGGAGGTTGACAACTAATGGACGCAGTTAAATTTTTCAAGACGGTAAACAGGTTATGCAAAAATCAAAGCTGCGAGGAATGCCCTGTTTACAAAAATGACATGTGCTGCATGGTTGGGTTCGACTACGATTCGATTAAAAGCATTGAGGAAACAGTTTCGAAAGTCGAGCAATGGGCGAAAGACAATCCCGTCAAAACCCGTCAGAGCGAGTTTCTGAAGCTGTTCCCAAAAGCGGAAATTAAGGACGATGCCCTCTGGATGTGCCCTAAATACATTAGTTATGATTACAGACCGGAAGAAAATTGCCACGAAATCAGTTGCGGTGATTGCAAACGAAAATTCTGGCTCGCGGAGGTAACCGACAATGACTAGCATCACAACCCTGCGCAGCGGCGCAAGCCAGCCGAAAGAACCGGCGCGGCTGATTGATGCAAACAATGTTATGGAAGCGGTATTTGGCGCCGTTGAATTGGACGATTCACAATATCTTGCCATACAGCACGAAATAGAAAAACTTCCAACCATGCACCCAGAATCCATGCGACCTACGGTACATTGGATAAGCGTTAAAGACAGACTGCCAGCCAAACACGAACACGTACTTATCTACGATTCTGTTTGTCACGAAATTTATATGGCATGGAGAGACGATGATTTGGACGTATGGTTCAGTGAGGAATATTTACCAGACTTTGTAAATGTCACTTACTGGATGCCGCTCCCCAAATCCCCGGAGGTGACCTCATGACCATTATCCTTGTTATCGCCGCCGTCTGCGTTTACGACCTGTGCGGCCTGCTCGCCGTCCTGTACATCAACCGCACAGACCGAATGGACACCGTAGACGGCGCAGACAACGTTATTGTCCTTATTTTCTGGCCGCTGCTGGTCGTAACCCGCATCGGCATTGCATGTTATAGAATCATAAGGAGGCTTCTAAAATGACTTATACCCCAGGAGGTGACCCCATGACAAAACAGCAACTAGTTGATGAATACGCCCGCAAACATCTTTGCGTGACGTGCGAGTGGAAGAATGACAATATTTGCACGTTGCCGCGCCGCATAAAAATGGAAGAAAGGAGCAAAAATGAGAGAAAGACCGCTCAACCTAGATGAATATGGGATTTCAAAAGAAAGATACCTTGAATTAAAGCACTTTTGCAAAAGATACGCTGAAATGCGGTTAGAAATTGCTAGTGCAAGAGGGCTTGATGCGGTTTCAAATGACGGTTTGCCGCACGGAAACGGAAAGGCAGACCCAACAGCTAGAAAGGCGGACAGAGCGCTAAAGTTAAGCACAGATGTCCGAATCATTGAGGACGCGGCAAGAGAAGCAGACCCTTTAAACTGGTGCGCTCTGTTGAAAAACGTAACAGAGGGAACGGCTTACGAATACCAGCCTGTGTA